TTTAGAAATGCAACTCCTGCTTGGTTGATGGCCAAGGCTCTGCAATGCGAGCAGGAAGATCCTCAGGATAACTCTCCGTTCAAAGAGTTTAAAGGAGTAGCGGGACTTTCCCGTTCCTTAGAGTATTACCTGGGACGACCAATGGTCGTCCAGGTAAATGTGAAGGGTACGCAGAAACCTGCGAACCTTTCACGGAGAATCCGGGAGAAATTTCCCGATCTCAGCCCCGATGTGTGCGATAAGATCGCACACGACGGAAAGCGCTCACTTAAACGAGTGAGCAATTGTGTGGAATTCATCAAGGATTGCCTTGTGAGCTCAATGCCTGACACAGTTGAGACCTGGTCGGCAAGTCCAGAGTATAAGAAGCTTATACACTGGGCCTACTCGCTCGGTGCGCACCGCACTGATCGAGTAACAAAGGAGTGGAAGAAATTTTCCGCGCTCCTTAAGTGGTTGGCCCTACAGTCGAAGACTGTAGCACCGGAGGTTCCAGGCGATTTCCCTGGATTCCATGGCACATGGAGAGTGCCTGAGCTTCCGCCATTCTGGCAGAGGCTCGCACCGTGGCTGGTTCCAGTCACGGTCCATGGGGTGAAGACTAAAGTCGAGGCAACACGACTTGTTCACCTCACCTCCAGCAGGGGTTTCCCTGCTGGTGACCGCAAGACAAGGCTTGAGTCTCTCGAGAAACACTCGAGGACTCTTCACTCATCTCACAAGGTGACGGAGGTGCGCAGGAAAATCCTGGAGCGCCTCTCCTACTTTGTAGGACGTCTTTGTGAACGGAAGGCCGTTGAAGAGGGATACACCTCCAACGGCCACCTTTCACTTACCTCGAGTGCTTCACTCGACGTAAGCGTTAAAGATGGAGGTAGAGCGACAGAGGTCGGAGCAAAGTTCCGCCGCTGGGCTGCTACCATCCCGGAACAAGAGGTTGTTTCAACCACCTGGTTCCAAAGATCGTACTGGACTTTACCAGAACGACCTATTTGGCAAACCATGTGCAGGTCGGAACTTGCACATGATGCCTCACACGAGGCCGGAGAGTCCGACGATCGTGTGAACCTAGACTTTGAAAACTTCAAAGTCTCGGACCCCATTTTTGGGCTCGATAGTACCACGGGCTTTCAGCTTTTACAGTGGTCTATCGAGGAGGGTATCCTGCAAGGTGGCTTGCAGGGCACGCCGTTCGTTTCGAACGATACCCTCAGGCTTGGTAGAGTGAGACCCTCTATCAGGCCGTCTGCTATCGGCGAGCCTGGAGCAAAATCCAGGGTCGTTACGGTTGCAGAAGACTGGGTAACAATGTTACTACAGCCCTGGTGCCATCACGTCATTGGCATGATGAAAATGCACCCTTCTGCTGCTTCTGGTTTGACCAGAGGCTGGCAGATGTTTGAGTGGGTTAAACGACTTTCCAAAGTCGCTCAACCTCCGCAAGTCCGATTCCTGTCTTCGGATCTTACGACGGCCACAGACTACTGTGTCCACGAATACTCTCTAGCGATGCTAGAGGGTTTTCATAGAGGTATTGGTCGGTCATCCGACCCGTACTTCCAGGTATGCGCCGAGCTTCTTTGCTCAGGGCGTACCTATGAGGGTGATACGATCAAAGAAAACTTTGATCGTGTCACATCCCGGGGCATCTTAATGGGTGACCCGGGAGCAAAAGCAGTTCTCACTCTGCACAACCTTTGTGCAGATGCTGAGTCTCTTTTGCGCTACCAGCATGGCATGCTGGAAGCATCTGATGAAGAGTTCTTTGAAACTCTTCGTCAACTAAACGGTATTCCCCAAGTTCCTTGGAGGCATTTCGTTTGCTCAGGTGACGACCACTTTGGTCAAGGACCTGAAGGTTACCTATCTAGAATCTCTAGATGCCATGACGCCAACGGTATGTCGGTGTCGTGGCCGCAGAACTTCTTAAGTTCTGTAGGTGGTTTCTACTGTGAGGAGATGCTCCTCATAGCAGGACTTCGTTCAGACCAGGTCTGGAAGGTGGACATTCCCCTTCGAGACCGGAAGTACGAAGACCAGCCTCACATCGATGC